AACCCGAGACCTCGTCAGCAAGTTTGATTCTCTTGGCTGAGCCCCTTCCCTTTCTCGACTTCGGAGCTGGTTCCGATGCGTCGCCAACGAGATCGCCAGGAACATCGTCGACGGAGACTTCACGCACATACCCATCCGCGACCAGCATTGAGACCAGATCCTCACGAACGTCTGCGACGTCGCCAGGGACAACCTCTGTCGATCCGCCAGGGGCGCCGACGGTGAAGGACTTCAAAATTTCAACCTTCATGGGTCACCTAATCCAGAATGAAGTGGAAGGTTCCGGTCGTCGCGTTGCCGCCATTGGCGATCACGATCTTGATCCGATCATTCACAACGACGATCCGGTCATTCACCGCGGTGCCGGCGGCGGCATAGAGAGCCGCCGCACCGACCGTCGAATGCGTTGCCTGCCGCGGCGCCCGGGTGGCGCTGGCGTTGACGGCCGACTCCGACCAAACCGATTCTCCGGTGGCCTCTAGAGTGCAAGTCATCGTGCTTCCGTCAGCGAAGTTATTCTTCACGTAACGGATCGCGGAGATTTTCCCGTACTGGATCTGAGGCGAGAACGCCGTCGCCGAGCCATCGGCGGCGGTCGTAACCGTGACGACAAGGCGAGTGGCGTTGCTCATGGCGATTACTCGATCACGTAGGAGATATTGATATCGATGGACGTCGCCGTGGTCACCGCCGATCCGGTCTTGCTGACCTGGATGTTGGTATTGGCATCGCAGGCGACATAGGATGCGCCGTCGGCCAGCACCGCGGCGCCGGTCCCGCCGTCCCGCAGAACAGTGCTTTGAGTCAGATTCGCCTGGGCGTAGGCCACCAACTTGACGCTCGAGGTCGACTGTGTGCCCAGCACATCCACGGTCGTGACTGCGCCGGCGGCGCCACCCACGGCGATGGCGGTGCAGCCGACCAGGCGATAAGCCTTGCCAGAGACAGCCGGAAGGATCTCAATCCCGGCATTGACCTGGGCAATGCTCAGGCGCTTCCTGACATTCTGGACATTGCTGGCGAAATAGACCGTCGCGCCGGTCTGGATATCGACAATGCCTCCGGATTCGACGGTCAGCTTGCCGCCGCTGGCGACGACGAGTTCGGCGCCGCCCTGCTTTTCATAAATCTTTGATTGATAGGACAGATCGGCCACGGTGATCTCCTTTTCAGCATCCCTAGATCAGGGCGTTGGGGTGTTTGGAGTGGTCATAACGAGCCTCGATCTCGTCGGCGCTGGGAAGCGCCTCTCGGGGCGTGAAAATCACTTTCACCGGCTCATCGCCGTCGCCTTCGAATTCGATATCCAGCGTGTCGTATCCATAGAGGCGATCCTGCTGGGTCGAGATCGCATCCATCAAAGATGTCCGGTCAGGCAGACCGATCGCGACCCCCCGCTCCTTGGCAATGCCAAGGTGAAACTCTGTGCAAGCCCGGCCTTTTTCAGCGTCATGGGCATTCGGGTATGTGTAATCGCAGCCGAACATCGTGATCCGCTTGACGCCGATATGGACGGCGAAGGCTACGGCATAGGCGGCGGTGTTGTTCAGATAGGCGACACCGCAAGAATTGATCACGTCCTCGAGCGGAAACTCGATCAGGCCGGGATAATCCGGGTGAAGACGGCTGGTATAAATCGGACCCGGATGGCTCTTCATCCATTCCAGCATGGCCGCGATATTGCTCTTCGGCCTGGCGGCCGCGCGGATCTCCTGGATACGGACGTCGTCCATATGGAAGATCCGGTCACACTGCACGACATCCCCGAGCGCATTGATCGCCCAGACTTCGTCGCACAGTCTCCGGCGGTTGCCGAGGCGCTTGGCCAGATCCATATAAGCTTCGGCCGAGGGGCCAAGGCCGAGAATGACAACGTGTTCGGGAACAGTTTCCAACGGAAGGTCTCCTTTCGGGGAGGAGTTGCCCGCACCACCACTTCGGGTAATGGTGCGGGCAGCCGATTAGGTGGCGACCGGAACAGCGTTCGGGTGGCCAAGGATGAAGTCGGCGGAGATAAGCGTGCCGGCCGTCACGGTGGATTTCACCAGGGCCTGCACATAACGCTTGGTGCCGATATAGCCCAACCGCTTGGTGACATTCTTCGACGTTCCAGAGGTCCTGGTCGCTGCGGCGGCGATGCCAGCATTTGCCTCCAGACCGATCAGGTCGGTATCGGCCACGCTGGTCATTGTGCCGGTGACGTCACCCTCTTTCAGGGTCACGGCTAGGGTGGCATTGGTGGCAGTGATCGACCCATAAGAGACAATCAGCTCAACGCCGGGGAAACCGGCCCGGTCGACGATCTTACCCGTCTGACCGGTGCCAGTGGTACCGACGGCGACCGGAGAAATTGACCGGATCGCCTTTATGTTGTTATGAAGATCGCGAAGCATCTTTGCTTGCTCCCAAAAATGAGGAAACGAGAAGGAGCGCCGCCGTCATGGCGGCGGCGCATTGCCTTACTGGGTGAGGTATTTCAGGGGATGGGTGCCGGCATCGACCAGGTTGCCGTCCCAGCGCTGGAAGGCGAGGAAGCCAGTCTGGTTGTAATCGGCATAGCGCTCGGTCAGCCGCAGGACCTGGACACCGGCGACGCGGCGGATGAAATAGGTCGAGAAGTCGCCGAACAGGATCGGCTTCTTGCCCGAGCCGATGGCGTCCATCTGCTGGTTGATCTTGTAGGGATAGCCGCCGATCATGTCCGGCTCCTTCACCGCGATGCCAGACGACCAGAGATACTGGCCCTCGCCGTCCTTCAGCTTCTTCAGCGCCTTCAGGGTCGAGTCAGCGAACATGAACCGGCCATTGATGCGATAGGCGGGGTCGACGCTGTGGACCAGATCGAAAGCCACTTCGTCGAACGCTACAGCGGTGGCGCTGGCGGCGGTAACGCCCAGCGTCGCCGCGGTTACGGCACCGGTCGGCTGGCTAGCGCCGGTACCGGTGGTGAAGTGCTGGTTGGTGATACGGGCCAGGCGGGTCGCCAACTTTTTGGACAGGAAGGTATCCAGGTTGAAGGCGGAGTCCTGCAGCAACTGGTTGGATACCAGCACCAGCTTGGAGGTATAGGTGTAGGCGTTCAGCGTCACCGCGCCGAAGCTCACGTCCTGGTTACCGGTCTGCACGTTTTCGCCCAGGATCGCGCCGGCATTGCTGGTGTCGTTGTCGGTCGGGATCGGCAAGGCGTTGCCGGTCGAGGTGTCGAAGACCGTCGCCACATCCAGCATTCCGCCGAATGTCAACTGGGCGTCGATCAACTGGCCATAGAAGCCTTCCGGCACGGTGTAGCCGCCGGCGGTGTCCGGAGCGGTGCCCAGAGCATTGTTGATGCCGGCGCCGGGGTTCTGGAACCGACGGGTGGCGATCTCGCGCTGCTGGTCGTTGAGCGCAGACATTCCGGCCCGCAGGTAGGCGCTGAACGCACCGTTCTCCAGGGCAGTAATTTCGGCGGCCTCGTCGATCGAGACATTCTCGCGACCGGCCCGGCGAGCGATGCGGTCACCGAGGCCTGCCTCGATGGATTCCAGGTTCTCAATCCGATCGATTTCGACCTTGAGGCGATCAACCTCAGCCATCATCGTGTCGAATTTCGCCGAATCCTCTGCCGACATGGTCTGGCCTTCGGGAAGTGCATCGGTCAAAAGGCGGGCATCGGCGACCAGCTTGGCGCGCTGTTCCCGCAGTTTCTTGCTGCGCATGAATTGGGTCCTTTCCCAATAAAAAAGCCGCCCGGTATGGGCGGCCTACGTAGCGCGGGGCGGGATGCCCGAGCGCCAAACTCCTCAAATATATTCAGTCGCGCTCGGCGATCGCCAGGCGGCGCCTGTTTGCCTGGATCCGCTGCATCATCGCGGCCTCGGCTGCACTGGGATCCTCTTCATCATCGGAACCCGAGATTTCGTCGATCAGACCAAAGGCCTTGGCCTCTTCGGCCGTGAACCAGGTCCCATCATTTTTGCCTTCCCCGGCCATCATCGCTAAGCAATCATTAACTGATTTTCCCGATTTCTTGGAATAGATGCCGGCCAGCTTCGCGTCGATCTTCTCCAGAACAGAAGCTGTTTCCAGCATGTTCGACTTGTTTCCGAAGGCAAACGACCAGGCGCAGTGGCACATCAGCAATGCATTGTCGGCCATCACAACCTTATTTCCAGCTAAAGCGATGATTGAGGCGGCCGAGGCGGCCAATCCATCTACCTGGCAGGTGATGGAGGCGGGATGGGCCTGCAGTGCGTTATAGATGGCATGGCCATCGAAGACGTCGCCGCCAGGAGAATTCAGACGAACCGTAATATTTGAGGTGGATATGCCAGCCAAAGCCTCGTTGAATTCCTTGGCGGTCGTTCCCCAATATCCAATTTCGTCATAAACCATGATCTCGGTGGTATCGGGATTGGCCGATGATGCTCTGACTTCCACCTTTCCTGGGTTCCTTGCCGCCGGGGCCCGATTGTTGAAGCGATCGTTCCACTGCTGACGCGCAGTTTCCTTGTCGATCGCCGCGGCAAAAATCACGGAACGAAGTTTCATGGCGTTGGCATCCTCGGATCGCCCGGCGCCGGCCGGGTTTGTTGCGACGGTTGCGGTTCAGCGGTTTGCCCTGCCTGGTCAAGAGGCACCATGGCGCCCTGGATCATCAGCTTATTTCCGGCCGGATCATCAGGCAGGTTCATTTTTCGGCGCCCTTCGTTCGGGCTCATCAGCGCCGAGGAGACCAACTTCGAGAAGAGCTCTGACTTGGCCTTGGCATCCATGACAATGAGGCCTTCCCGGTCGAATTCGGCGTAGAGGTTGCTGCCCGAAAAAAGCTTGCGGTTCACCTCGGCCTCAATTCTGCGGAGCCATGGATTGATCGTCGTCATCTGGAAACCAAGCATGATCTGCTCGATGCCAGCTCCCCAGGCGGTCATGTCGGCGTTTTCGTTCAGCAGCATCGCCGGCACGCCGAAGATATTGCAGATCTGGCCGGTCGAATGGCGCCTGGTCGCCAGGGTCTCGGCATCGACCGGCGAAAGCTGGGTCGGGATCCAGGTCGTTCCCGAATCCACCCATAATGTCCTACCAGCATTCCCGACGCCGCCATACTGCGTTTCAAACTGCTCGCGCATACGACGGAACGAAGCCGGGCTCATCCCTTCTTTCACGGTGCCGATGCCACTTGGCCGGACACCATTGGAATGAAGCCTTGCCGTATATTCGTCCATCGCCAACGACGTGCCGATTGCCTGGCGGCCAACCGCTGAGATCACGCTCAGACCTTGCAATCCGTCAAAACCAAGACCCGGGACATGGATCATATCCTCGTGGTCGACATCCTCGGATCCGTCGTTTAGGCGGATTTTGTACCGGATATTTCCTTTTTTCCGATATGGCTCGACCTGCCAGGGCAGCAGCGGCAAAAACCCGATGATCCTGCCGGCATTGTCATACTCGATGATGCTGTAGTGGTTTCCCCAAAGCAGGAGATTGACCAAAATCAGCTCACGCCAGACGAACGACGACATGAAATCGTTCGGTGCATCATGCAGGAGAGGAAAGCAGCGATTTCCTATAGCCAGTTTGCGGCCATCAGGCGCCCGCTCATAGACATTCAGCTCAAGAGAGGCAACGAGACCCGACAGAATGGACACGCAGCGGAAGACGTCGACGTTCCGCATCGATGACCGCTCATTGACATGAGGGCCGGCCATCGTCGGACCGCCGCCGATGATAATAGCAAGCGATTCCTGGTTGATCGGAACATTTGGATTTTCCAGAGACGCCAGGAAATTAGGTTCCTGGCGCTCCGCTGCCGGCGCCGATCTGCGCGTGAATGGCCACATCAGACGCTGTCCGCGTCATAGATGGACGGCCGATAACGAGGCCCGGAGGCGCCTTGATCACTCACAGCGTCCTCCTTTTTTACCGCGCTTGCTTCGTCAACTACGTTTTCAGGAACCCAAATCGACGGCTCATCATAAATTGATGTCGAATCTGAGGTAATTCCCTGAGCCGCCATACCAACGCCCAAGGCCATAATGCCGGCGACAATTCCGTCAATTCTCTTGGTGGATGTCCGCCTATCAGGTTTTACGGGCTTATAATTGTCATGACCGTCAGTTTTCAGAACCGTGCAGCCTGCCATCCAGCGGAGAACTGGGTTTCCTCCGTGATTAATCAGAGACCCTTTAATCAGCCGCTCAAACTCTTTCGTCGGGGCTGACATGCTGGCGTATCCCTGTCCGAATTCGACGACATTCACGCCATCGGATTGCAACTGACTGGAAATCTGCGTCGCATTCCACCGATCCAGAGCCACTTCGCGAAGATCAACCAGATCAATAATAGGTCGGCCAGCGCCGCTATTATGACCCTGCCGACCAGAAATCTGGTTGCGGACATTGTCATAATCGGTGACATCACCTTCCGTTCCGACGATCCATCCCTCATCAATCCAGCGCTGGAAATCCACTCTATCTCTGCGTTCACGCTCTTTCAGCGCGGCTAGAGGAATCCAACAGCGACACCAAAAATCCCAGCCGCGGCCCTCTTTCCACGGGCTCATCAGGGCAAAGGCGGTGAGATCTGTGGTAGATGATAAATCCAGCCCCCCCCAACAGGGACGGCCGGCAAGTGACTCGAGTGTCACCGGTCGGATTGGGATGCTATCCCATTGCGTCATTGGCAGACCACCCGTCACCTGGTCATTCCAGATGTTAAGATGGTATCGCTTGAAATCACCGATCTTCGCCGACTTTCCGACCGCCCGGAGAGCTTCGGTCCGAAGAAAATCTTCTTTTACAGAAACGCCAAAATTTGGGTTTGCCTTCCGCCAGGTCGCCGGATCTTGCCAGTCATCATCCGGATCCGCGGCAAAAATAATCGGATAGAACGTCGGATCCTCGACGTTTTCGGTAATGATCTGTTCCGCCAGCTCGTGAAGTTCCCATCCATAACTGACGCCTGGCTGGCCGGCAGTCGTGATCAGAATTTCCAAAGGCTGGCGCCTGGCGGCTGCTCCCTTATGAACGACATCATGAAGAGTTCCGTCAGGCCACTCATGCAGCTCGTCCGCGATTGCAAACGACGGACTGAACCCATGCTTCGCGCCCGCTGTTGATGAAAGCGGTTTGAATGATGCCGTCAGCTCAGCGCAATAAAGGGACGTCTTGAAGACCGTAATCTTGTCAGCGAGCTTGTCATTAAGCCCAACCATCGTTCCGGCCTTATCAAAAACCAGCTTCGCCTGGTCCTTGTTGACCGCCATTGAATAGGCTTGGCCACCAAACTCCCCATCACCGAGCAACGCGAGGATCGCTATACCTGCCGCCCATGATGTCTTGCCGTTCTTCCTCGGGACTTCAAGATAGACCTGACGGATCAACCTTGTCCCGTCAGCCCGCTTCCACCCGAAAATGGTCCTGACAATCTTCTCTTGCCACTCCGGCAGTTCGAAGGGCTTGCCATACCATTCACCTTCAGTATGGCGAAGATAGGTCGGAAAAAACGAGGCCGCGGCGTCAGCTGTTGCATGATCAAACCACGCACCAAGTCTTTCTCCACCGCGCGGCATAGGAGGCGGCAACCTTGTCGGCTGACCCTCACGCTCCATTCCCAATGCGCTTTTCAGTGAATATTAGAGCGCAGCATCCCAATCGGTGACGTCGCCACCGAAGAGACGGAGGGGGCTGTCGTTTTGTTTTCTTCCACACCTGCCGTAAACAATCCGCCTAATGGAGACGGAGGAAGTGCCGCCAGGCGCTGCAGGATTTGCTGACGAGCTGCAGGATTAAGGCCGAAGCGATCTTCCAGTGATTCGAGACGGTTCTCGATACGCTCGCGAACCATGAACTTTGGATTTAAGCGCTGCATCTTTCCATGAGCACTCTCGGTCCAGTAGGTATCACCCTCCGATCGGAGGTCCTTTGTCAGAGCCCACCACCGAGAGGCATGTTCGCAATAACGGGCGAACGCATCTCGATCTGTATCTCTCAAAAATTTCAGGCGCCCCAGCTCGGGAGCCAATGCATCCCAGACGCGCTTGGCAGAAGCACTCAAATTTTTTGGAGCGGAGGATCGCAGCTCGGCAGTCCCATCCACAGCACTGGCGCGAGCGCTACGCTTTGAACCTTTGGCTATTTTTACAGCTTCAGGGTCAGGACGCCTACCTCTCGCCATTTTACCTTCTCACAAAAAAAGTTTTCCGAATTTCGTCCGCGTAAAAATTCGGACTGGGGCCGGTCGTGGGTGCCGCCCTTTTATGACTTTTGACCCACCCCTCCCCCATGGCGCCTATTACCATGACGACGGTTGTCGCAAGCCGGACAAAGCGTCCGAAGATTTTCCAACGCATCCATTCCGCCCTGCCGTCGCGGAACGATATGATCAGCAATCAGCCTGCCGCCATATCCCCGATCGGGCGTTTCACAGCGCGGATCAGTGCAGCGATGACCATCGCGATCTTTGACCACGCTTTGAAGCGAACGCCATTCGCGAGAACCATAAAATCTATCTGCTGTATCCTTGCGAACACGCACATAAGGCTTCCACCCTGGAGGGCGAAATGTCGGGGCACGTACAGGCATCCCCCACCTTTCTGGCCTTTTGCAAAGAAAAAGCGCCTCGGATTGCTCCGGGCGCATGTCTGGCGAGGTCGACTGTAAAGGGGGTACCCCATTTTTGTCAAGCCCGAACCGTTCTGGCTACACGGGTATGGGTGGAAATCCCGTGTTCCTGAACATGAGCGACGAAGGCCGGCGCCAGATCCACATCGATTCCGGACAACACGCCTTCAGAATTCAAAGAGAACGTCGCCGCGTCATAGATCAGCGGCGCAACCACCTGCACAGGATCAGCTTCAATTCCGGTCCCCACCAGGTCATGGTCGGTAAAACGGATCTCCGCCACAGCCGACATCAGCTGCAGCATCGCATCAACCCATTTCGCATGAATGTCAGCGGCATCGCAGACCCATACCGGATCGGGATCCCAATGCACTGGGCAGTAATCAACCCGCACCTTGACCGGCTTAAATCCAATCACCTTGAACCCACGCCGCCCAACCCGTTCGGTAATCGGCTCCAT